TAAAAGCAGTAGAAACACTATAATATGATAAAGAATAAATCACACAAAACTGGATTAATGTTAGAACAAAAAGTAATGATGGATATTACAGATAAGGGTTGGATAGCAATACCAACACCAGCTCAACATGTGGCTGATATGATTGTTGATATGGGCGTTATTGGTGGTAAAAGGCAGTTTGTTACAATACAAGTAAAGAAATCTTTACGCACAACATCTAGGTCATCTAACTCTAATGAACAAGTATCTAAGAATGGTAAAGACAGAAACAGCTACAATTATTATGATGAAGATATAACGTATTTAGCAACAGTAAATAAACATGGTAGAGTAGTTTATTATCATAAAGATATATACAAATACATGACACCATCTAAGTTAAACAAAGCAAATGAATCTGTGTTTCCTATTAATGATAAGATACAGGGATATAGAGTAAGTGCAGAACCTATACAGAACTCTGCATTAGAAGCTTTCCTTACATAATGTTAGTGCTTACTCTGTTATTCCCACTATTCCCCACTTTGCGGAAGCATTTATAAAAGGCTCATATAAACATAGAGCATATGTGATTAGTGTTTGTTAGGTATCGGCATTTATTCTTCACTATCGCAGAATATATTCGAGAATCTCAGTATATCGCCAATTAAATCAATTATTTTCACTTATTTAGCATAAAGCCCTTGACAATAGTACTCAGCTCTGTTATAATAGCTGTATAAGATAATGATGGAAGAGAGAAGAAAATGAATATAAACATCTGGGTTGATTCAGAGAACTATATGGGTCGAGGTATTGCTGGAGAGTATGCCTCTGAGATAGACTCTATACCCGGCCCAGAGAACAAGATGGAACTACCCTGTAATACTTGTTCTAACTATGATGACTGCGCCATTACTGCTAAGGAATGCTCTGCGTTTCGCTCTTGGTGTACCACAGGTCAGTATGATGTTGCTAAGGTTATGAAGTTGCTAAAATAATGCTCGAAAGGCCTTGACATTGCTTCCTAGTAGTGTTATAATAGCTATATAGAAATGAGAGAGTAGATTATGAAAATCAAAGGTGCAATGACTGTTTTAAATAACGAGTGTGAGTTTCTAGGAAAGTCGCTAGATGAATTGCTATCCACTCCTATAGAGATACTTAGAGAAACCAGTCCTTTTAAGGTGATGGAAGCTGTTACTGTCTATGAGAAATCACTAGAGGACTTTAGAGTAAAGAGTACTAATATACTAGCAGCTGATAACTCGTATACTGGGCCCAACATAGCCTATAATGGGAAGTTACTATGAGTAAAGAAAAAGATTTATATCAAATGTTTATGGACAGTTTAGATTTTGAGTCAAAAGAAGCTACTCAAGAAGATTTTGACCTGTATGAAAGAATGGAAAGATTTAGGAGATTTCATGTAATCTCTGAAGAAGTCGAAGCATGGGCAAGCACATCATGAAAACAATGACTGCATTTAAATACTTAGTTACACAAAGTAAGAAAAATAAACAAACTTTAAATGAATATCTCTATGACTTAGAGTTCATCATGATGCAACATCAATACATGATGGATGATAAACTCATAGAAGCTTATACCACTTGGAAGGAACGGCCGCTCATACCACAGGTAGAGTCTTCGCATGTTCTATAAGACTACCATTCATTTAGAGGGTCAACTCATCACATGTGAGTATAGACTCAATAAAGTTGACTCTGTACAGGCAGCACTAGCTAATGTCAGTGTTGACATAGATGTACATTCATGTGTCATCACTACAGTATTATCGTTAGTTGATGCGCCTGATCCGGTAGTCAATCGTAATTTGCTCCGTTAGCTCAGTTGGTAGAGCAGTTGCCTTGTAAGCATCAGGTCGTAGGTTCGACTCCTATACGGAGCTCCAGTTCGGAGAGGTATCCCATTAAGGTTGGTATGGGCCACAGTGAAGTTCTTCTTATATGAAGTGTGGCGATGGGTGTTGGGATACTCTCCATTTTATTCTGTGTACCGGTTGTCACACAGCAGCCCCCCATTAAAACTGGCATGCTGAGTTTAATCTATAAGTGTAGTTAAGTACCTAAGCGATATCTCGCGCACTTTTGCGGGTGGTGGTGGAAGTTCCACAGGTTATTATAATGAGAAAGTAAATGAGTAATACAGCATACAAGTGGTCAGGAACGCTGATGTTCTTAACAGCAGCACTACTGTTATCATCTAACATAGAAATATCTAAGTACGGATATGCTATCTTTCTTATGGGGCATATTACTCTCAGTTACTTCTTTTGGTTTAGAGTAAGAGATACCGCAATGTTTACTCACAACTTCTTCTTTATACTCATAGACCTATGGGGATTATATCGTTGGTTCTTCTGAGAAAGAGCCCCCCCCTGAAACTGAGCGTTATTCAATTGCACTACCCTGCATTATAATACGGAAATCTATTGACACTATAACTTACCTATGTTATAATAATACATTATCATGGAGATATACAGTATGAGTGGTATGCACCTATTACCTGTTTATTATACAACGACTAATCACAAGAAGCGTAAGAAGAAAGTGAATAGGAGTAAGTATGAAGCGGCATGTATAAAACACAATAAGTTCTTGAAAAGATATAATCTAGGCCCGCAGCTTTCGTTACAGGAATATATCGACAATGTTCATGGCAAGGTTACATTCGGTTCAAAGACCTTGACTGAACTCTCGGTGTCTTCGTATGAGAGGGCTTCTCTGAGAAGCAAACCTGATACTATACCTTCTGTTAGTTTGGCGTTTAAATCAAATCCTATGGAGGGATGTGTAAAGGAACGACCTTATTATACCGGAGAGGCAGTGATAGGACAGGCTTATAACAAGGGAGGAATGCAAGTGCTGACACCCGAAGAAGTAAGAGATCCCATGACAGGAAAACGTAGATAAATAAACGAGAATAGAAAGCGTTAGCAGCCGCGTTTCGGCGCGCGAAAAAACTCCGAGTAAAATCCATGATAAAAAAGTTAAAAAAGAATCGGTTCGATCATGAGTTTCATATAAAGTTACCGTTGGTTCAAAGATCGTTGAATGTAAATAATGGTATCCTTGCTGATATAGTCATGACGCGAGGTGATGTACAACAGCGAAGAACTAATGTTCAAGCTGATATGACCGAATGGGAACTACATAGATTGTACGAACCTGTTCAGGCGTTATGTACTCAGGCGCTAGAGGTTGCAGAAGAAATATATCCTGCTACCTTTAATGACTCTAAACTTTATACACGAAGGTGTTGGGGTGCGTCTTATAGTAAAGATGATTTTACTAAAGAACATAATCATGCGAGCAATGTGTATAGTTGGTGTTACTATATAAGTATGCCTGAAGGAGCATCACCTATTATCTTTCCTGAGGCGAATCTAACCATAACTCCGAATGAAGGTGATCTCATTTTGTTTTCTGGTTTGGTAAGACACTCTGTTCCCCCTAGCGATTATGAAGGGAAACGCATTATGATTGCGGGGAATATAAATGTACGATAAGCATATGCTGGTTTAGCTCAGTGGCAGAGCATTCTCTCAGGCGGGAGAAGGTGGGGAGTTCGAGTCTTCCAACCAGCACCTAATCTAAGGTCTTTCTTCTATAAGACTTTCCCAAGCATCATTCTTTAACCACTCTCGATCTTGATAATTATAATCATGAGCCTGTATGTGGTCATCAACCATAGATTCTATATTCCGAACATCTGAATGAATGTGTTCAACATACTTGGTATTTTTAATTTTATCGACCTCATCTATTAATAGACGAATTTCGTTTTGCGTATCTTGCTCGAAGGACGTTTGATATTTTTCTAGCTCTTCTACTTTTGAGTTAATCAAGAAAAACAAACAACCATATGATATGAATATTAAGATTACTAACATAAAACTTTTCTCGTCAGCAGCCCTTGCAGATTTCTTTGTCATTGTAACCTCTTTCTATTATTTATATCCTTATAAATAACTAGTAAGGAGTTTATTCATGTCTGAAAATTACTTTATGGGTCTTGACGGATTCGTATGGTTTACTGGTGTTGTTGAAGATAGAAACGACCCAGATAAACTTGGTCGGGTTCGTGTTCGTTGTCTTGGATTTCATACAGAGGATCTAGTTGATATACCAACCGCAGACTTGCCGTGGGCAACTGTTATGCATCCTGTTACTGATCCCTCAATGCAAGGACTAGGCAACAGCCCTTCCTTTCTTGTTGAAGGTAGTTGGGTAATCGGTTTCTTTTCTGATGCAAATTTAAAACAACAACCTATCATAATAGGAAGCCTGCCGGGCATACCACTTGATGGTGCTGACCCAACAAAAGGATTTAATGATCCTCGTAGTGCAAATTCCTTTCAAGAAGATTATCTAGGAACTCCATCATATGGCCCCTATCCTGTAGATGGTGAAGAATACGATATGCCGTCTGGTCATAGTATTGGTGAATCAGATACAAATAAACTTGCACAAGGACAATATTCTGAAGAACACGATGCACTTATAAGAAGAAGAACCAATCAACAAAAAGATATTCCAACTGCAACGCAACCCAATTTATCTACAGTATCGGATAGTGCAGTAATTGAAACTCGGAGTACTTTTAACGAACCAGACCCCAAAGGTATTCTTGAAAATGCAGATCCATATTTTTCTTCACAATATCCATACAACCATGTATTTGAATCTGAGTCTGGACACATTACAGAAATAGATGATTCGCCCGGCGGTGAAAGAATATTAAAAGAACACAAGTCTGGAACATACGAAGAAATAATTGCAAACGGAAGCAAGACAGTAAAAGTTATCGGTGATAATTGTGAAATCATTATGGGTGGTTCAGATGTTTATATTGCTGGTGCAGTTAATCTAACAATAGGTGGAACTGTTCGTCATCTTGTCAAGGGTGATTATCATTTAGAAGTTGAAGGAAACTATACGCAAAAGATACACAAGAATATGCGTACAAAAATTGGAGCTGGTGTTTCTGGTGGAAACCTTGAAGAAGAAATAAAAGGAAATCACGCATTTAATATTTCAAATAATATTAAGGGGCGTATCGGAGAAGATGTTGATGTTACCACAGAAGGTAATGAACAAAGAATTAATAACGGAACATATAAGTTGGTAGCAAAGAGTAATATTTTTGCAGCTACAACTGGTGGTACTTTAACACTTAATGCTAGTGGTAATGTTTCGATTGATACTACCTCTGGTATTATGTCAATCAAATCTGGTACAACTTTAAATATGAAATCTGCAACTGCAATGACTGTTGGTTCAGAAACTACATTTACTGGAACATCAACTGGCATTGGAACATTTACATTCTCTGGTGATGGAAGTAACTTTATTGCAAACAATGGGTCTAGTGTTGCTATCGGTCTTACAACTCATACTCATACTCAAGATGCAGATAGTGATGGTGATACACAGGCAACTACAAATGTGCCTAACGCTTAGGAAAGTATAGATGTCAAATTTTAAAATACCCGATCTCTGTGGTGCAAGTCCTGAACTTAATCTTGCGTCATCGAAGATTGCAGATTTAGAATCACAAATAACTTCACAGATAAATGCAGAGGCATCTGCTGCAAAGGCTGCTATTGAGAGCAAACTTACAGATGTCAAATTAGGACTTGATGGACTTGTTCCAGATTTACCAGAACTACCAAATCTAAATTTTCAATCAGAACTTACAAGTCTTATATCTTTTGACATATCAACTCCACAGGGGTTGACACAGTACACATCAAAACTCAATGATTTAAAATTAAAGTTTGGTGATACCCTTACTAAGTCTGGAAAAGATTTTGATAGTTTAGTATCATCTGCAACTGATGCTATTTCTGGTGGTGGAAATGTTTGTGGAGTTGTACCTAATCTTGAATTGCCTGCAGCAGGCGGAGAGGTTTTAGAAAAAGCAGAAGGTGTAAAGGCTGCACTTGAAAATGCTATAGATGAAGAAGTTTCAACTGTATCAGATAATGTTAATGCAACTGCACTAAAGGCTGAACTAGAATCTACAACTGCATCATACGCAGATAAAACCACATATGAAACAACTAAAAAATCAACAAAGATAACAACACCTGCTGGAACTAAAGTATCAGCTACTACAAAATCTGATGCTGGTGCTTCGGGATATTCTGAAAAAGGGTTTGCTTATAAAAAAGGCAAAAAAACACTTGTCTATATTAGTCCAGAATTTCGAGCAATAATGGATTTAAAAACACCAGATGGAAAACCTGTAGGTGGTGTGGCTAACAAAGCAAGAAAATACAAAGACTTTGATATACCAATTGATGCTGTCCAATGGTTGAACGAAGAAGCATTTGATTATAGTGAGCTCAGTGATTTTATTGAAAAAGAAATATACTTCCCAATGCCAACCAAGATTTTAAGTGCTGGTGCTGTAGAAGTTAGGTTAAATGACGCAGGCACTAAAGTAATAACAAAAGGTCTTATATATCGTTTAAGTCTGGCCAATGCTTATTTAAAAAGAATCAAGAGTGGGGTGAAAGGTAAGGATAATGTCACAAAAAACCTCGCTGCTTTAAATGTAAGTATTGTTCAGGAGGAATTCTCGGCAATCCTTGCATTTGCGTTTGATGGCGAACAATATGACTTAGCAGAAGGTACTTGGGATTATATAAAAATAATTTATGAATATAATGAAAAAATAGATGCAGGAATTAAAAAAGACGAGTAATAAATTTCCTAAATAGTATATAAACTAGGGGTTCTTACAGATGGCGCAGTATGATGCAACAACAACCAATAATAGCAAACGTAGTGCTAGGATATATTCAGACATAGATTTGTTCTTTGGAAAAAAAACTTCCAATGATGATATTCAAAGCATTACTGATATTAAAGCTGTTAAGCGTTCTGTTCGTAATCTGGTATTAACTAATCATTATGAAAAACCATTCCACCCAGAGATTGGTTCTGGTGTTCGCGATATGTTGTTTGAAAACATGACTCCAATTACAGCACAGATACTTTCAAGAAAGATTGAAGATGTAATTAATAACTTTGAACCAAGAGTAAGATTAGTAGGTATTACAGCAAACCCAAATTTGGATAAAAACTCATACGAAGTTTCGATAGAATTTTATGTCGTTAATGCTCCCACAGAATTAGTTGACCTATCCATAATGTTAGAGAGATTACGATAATGGCCGTAAATGAAAAAAGACTTAGAGTAACAGAGCTTGACTTTGATGATATTAAAGGCAACCTAAAAACTTTTCTAAAAGCACAGAACCAGTTTACCGACTATGACTTTGAGGGTTCTGGTATGAGTGTTCTTTTAGATACGCTTGCATACAATACACACTATATGGCTTACAATGCTAATATGGTTGCAAACGAAATGTTTCTAGATAGTGCATCTTTACGATCAAGTGTAGTTTCACACGCAAAGAAATTAGGATACGAAGTATCATCTTGTCGCGCCCCTCAAGCAACAGTTAATATATCTCTTGCAACAAATCTACCAACAAGGACAATGCCGGCAGGAACAACATTCACCTCTTCAGTAAATGGTGTAAATTATAATTTTGTTACAGTCGCTGATATAACATCTAGTAACTCTGGTAGTTCTGTAAACTTTGACAGCACAACAATATATGAAGGAACATTTATTACATCCAAGTATCTAGTAGATAGTTCTGATGTAGACCAAAGATTTATTATTGATGACGCAAGAGCGGACACCACAACACTTAGTGTAAAAGTACAAACATCTGCAAGTGATACTTTCGTAAGAACATACACTAAGGCAACAGACATTTCTCAACTTACTGATTCTAGTACAGTATACTTTATACAAGAAGTAGAAATAGGAAAGTTTGAAGTATACTTTGGTGATGGTGTTTTAAGTCAAGCGGTATCTGATGGAAACATTGTTACTTTAGAATATGTTGTTACAAATAAAGGTGTGTCAAATGGTGCAAGAGCATTTACATCATCTTCAGCAATTAATGCTATAACCGATATTACTGTAACAACAGTAGCTATCGCGAGTGGTGGTGCTGAGGCGGAATCAATAGCATCTGTTAAATTAAACGCACCCTTAGATTTTGCAGCACAAGGTCGTGCAGTTACAACAAATGATTACAAGACTTATGTTAATAAACTTTTTGCAAATACTCAAGCGGTTTCTGTTTGGGGTGGTGAAGACGGAAGTTATGATACAAGTACAGGGGTAAGTTCTACACCAGAGTATGGTAAGGTTTTTATCTCTATTAAGTCTACTACTGGAAACAATCTAACTGATGCACAGAAATCAAATTTGGTTACTGCATTATCTCCATATAAAGTATCTTCTGTTACTCCTGTAATCGTTGATGCAGAAACAACATATCTTATTTTAAAAACAACGGTTCAATATGATTCTAGTTCAACTACACTTATTGATTCACAGTTGGCAACAAAAGTAAGTGCTACTATTTCAAGTTATAACACAAGTGATTTGCAAACTTTCAATGCTCCCTTTAGACACTCAAGGTTACTAGGACTGATTGATAATACAGATAGTTCTATTTTGAATAATACAACAACAGTTACACTGGCGAAATATGTTGTACCAACATTAAATGTATCAACATCTTATATCTTAAACTTTAACAACACATTTTTCAATCCACACTCTGGACACAACTCAGCTGGTGGTGGTATTGTTTCTTCAACAGGGTTCTTAATGAGTTCTGTTGATTCAACAAAAGAATATTTCTTTGACGATGATGGAGCTGGTAATATTAGAATTTATTATTTAGTTTCTGGTACAAGACTTTATCATAGTACTAC